TAAAAACCGTGATAGGTATTTGGTTTTATTCGGTGGAGCTGGTTCTGGTAAATCTCATTTTATTGTGCAGAAGTATCTGGTGCGGATTATCGTGGGCATGTCTCGTGGTATTAAACATAAGATACTTGCACTTCGTAAAACTTCACCAGCTGTTAGAAAATCTGTATTTACACTCATTCAAGACTATGTTGACTTATGGAACCTTGCTCCATATGTTTCTGTCAATAAGACTGAGATGGTATTTAAGTTTTCTGGTGGCTCACAGATCATATGTTCTGGTCTTGATGATCCAATGAAGATTAAATCAATTGAGGGTTTGACATCAATATGGATGGAAGAAGCTACTGAGTTTGACCATTCAGATTTCTTGCAATTGGATTTACGTCTCAGAGGCCATCATAACACATACCTTCAATTATGTATAAGCTTTAATCCTGTAGAGTGTCCATGGTTAAAAAAAGAGTTTTTTGATATTGATAATCGAGAAGATATTCAAGTTATTCATGGAATAAATAGCACAAATCGATACCGTCGACTTGAAAAAGTATTTAACATCGAAAGTAAAATTATTAAGATCCATGCTACAACATTATTAACAACTTACAAAGATAATAAATTTCTTGATGATATCCAGAAAGGTATTATTGTTGGTCTTCGTGATAAAGATAGAACATGGTACGAGATCTATGCACTTGGTATGTGGGGCTCACCAAAGGGTCAAGTATATGTTGAAGGCTTTAACTGGGCAGTAACATCTAAACCATGGCCAAACAAGAAAACTTTCGACTATCATGGTTATGGTCTTGACTTTGGTTACTCAAACGCACCCACTGGTTTGATTGAAATTGGCATTAATGATGATACTGAAGAAATGTGGGTCAGAGAAAAGATCTATGAGACTTGTTTAACAAATCAAGATATTTGTAAAAAATTGACCTCAGTGGGAGTCACTGAATATGATATTATATGTGCTGACTCGGCAGAGCCGAAGTCTATTGAAGAAATAAGGCGTGAAGGTTGGAATATTGTTGAATGTCGAAAAGGTAAAGATTCAATAAATCACGGCATCAATGTGGTAAAGCAATACTTTTGCCATGTATATGCTGATTCTGACAACTTAATAAAAGAAAAGCGTAACTATAAATGGAAAGAAGATAAATTGGGTAATTCAATGAATATACCAGTTGATGAGTATAATCATTTACTAGATGGTGAAAGATACATTGTAACCAAGCTTGTTGGTCCACGTGCCATCATGTTTGCGTTTAACCTTGGTAATAGGAATAGAACATAGTTGGAGAGAAACATGTCAAAAAACTTAACACAAATGAAAAAAGTTGAATTGCTTGAATTTGCTTTGAAAGAATATGGTTTAAAGTTAAGACGTAAGCTGTCAAAACCAGAAATGATTAAAGCAATCAATAAAAAGAAACTTGGATTAAAAAGTACATCAGATCCAAATCCAGAAGATGAACTGCAAGTTGAGATTAATTCTAAAGTTGAAAAAGAAGTTGAGTCAACGGTAGAACCAGAAGTTGAAGTTAAAGCTGAGATTGAACCCACAATTTCTAATGCAATGATTGATGGTAAAAAAGTACAGAGAGTAAGCAAGCCAAAAGTTATTAACAAGAATATGTACAGACCAAATGAAGGTGGCATTTCATTGGGTGAACCCCATAGGAAACCGGAGATGGTATAAATGGCAAAGAAAAAACTTTTTAAGTTTAAGACTCGAACTACTAAACGATTTGAAGCGATGGAACAAAAGTTTAAATCGCAACAGATGTCGCTTGGTAGAAAACATGCCAAAAGTGTTAGAGATATGGAAACTAAGCATGCTGAAGTTCGGGAACTACTGCAGGTAACAAATGCTAACCTAATGTTACGACTACAAGATGATAATAGTAATGACTCAAATAACTATGAATCACATGCAGCTCAAGTTGAAGAAATTAGAGATATGTATGAGTCATCATCTAACATTGGTGGTGACTTAGTTAAGCGTATTGTTAATATTTCTGCAGCATTGAAGATACCCAATGGACTAGCATTAGAAGGTGGTGAAAATACACCAGAACGAAAGTACATAGAAAAGTTTCTTGAAGCTAATCAACTTAATGAAGGTGTGTGTACTGAACTTAGTAAGAGTGGTGAGAAAGAAGGTCAAGTTTTAACTCAATTGATTTGGGATGAAACTGATAATATGGTAAAGATGAAATTTCTACCATGGCTCACTTACAAATATAAAGTTATTCCAGTTGGTCTTAATAACATGACAGCACCATATGCTGTAGAATGGGAAGTTACTGATTATGCCCCTGGTCCTGGTGCATTATCTAATGATGAGATTGCATTTGTACCATTCAATATGAGAATGAATACTGATGGTACAATTGAAGGATTACCAACACTTGGTAATATTCTCATGCGGCTTGATGCAATTGGTAATGATCTATTAGATTGGCGTAGATCTAATAAACTTTACTCATGGCCAACTCCACATGTATCAATTGAAGACGCGGATGATGCAGCTATCCTTAGTGCGAAGATCATTGCTGAAGGTTGGACAACAGGACAAATGTTAATTACTCCAGGTAAGCTAACCATGGTTGTACCTGAGAATTTTTTTGAAACGATTAAATCATCTATTGAAGTGAACCTTCAAATTATATCTGGTGCAACTGGACTTTCCGTTGCGTGGTTAGGTTTCCCAGATTTGATGAGCAATCGTGCCGTATCTGATAGTATAGGTGAACCCCTCGAAATAGTTGCTGCCAATGATATTACAAAATGGAAGTCATTCTTCCAACAGATGTTTGACAATGTAATCAGAATAAGAAACACTCAATTAGGAACTTCAGGTTCCAAAGAACTGAAAGCTGGTATTGTGAAACCATTGTTAAAACCTATGTCTGATAGAATTTGGCAGCAATTAATTCGATTTTACTATCCAGCATCTGAGGCAAAACTGTTATCTCGTGAAGGTTTGATTAATTTAATTCCTGGCATGAATATACCAGAGGAATTAAAACGAATGCAGGCCCAAGAGAAAGAAGAAGCAAAGAAGCAAGCCGTAGAAGCAACTAAACTTCAGAAGAGCAGTGTGCCAAATTCTCGAGGTGACTCGGGCCAACAGGCTACTGGAAATCGAAATCAGAATCGAGAAAGGTCATAGTTTTATGGAATCAGAAATACCCCAGATGGTTGACCACTTTGCAATAATTATATCCGTAATTTTAGCCCACACGGCTGCAATACTTGGATTGTATGTATGGACATACAGTTCTAACAAAACACATACTACAGAAGTTGCATTACAGCTTGGTAAAATGTATGCATGTATAAATAAGCATATGCAAGAAGCACCAATTCATATAAGGGGCGAAGAAAAGTTTGTTACCATTGCAACATGTGAAGCTGTACATACTAATTTAAGAAATGATGTAACTGAAATAAAAGCTGATGTTAAAACATTAATTGCTTCTAGATTTAGTGGATAGTAAAAATAATGAGCGGACCACCAGTAAATTCTGTTAATGGTAAACAAGGCTGGGTTAACTTGGATGCAAGTGATATACCTGCAACTCCAGACCGGCTGTACATGACTCCCACTGAACGTCAACAGTTAACTAAAGTTGAATTTGAAACTCGCACATTATTCCAACATTCAGTAAATGCTAACATTCACTTGTCAGTTGAACAAGTCAAAGATATTGAGAAAAGTGCTGAACATCGTGAAGATGATGGGGTCCATTTAACATCAGAACAAAAAGAACGACTGCTTAAACTTAAACAAGGTATGGGTAGGCGTGGCCCACCTGGTCCAGCTGGAGCATCAGGTGTTATGGGTGCAACTGGCGGTGGTGCTAGTGCTCATACAGATTTAACAGACATGCCAGATATTAAAGCAATTAATGAAGACCATGACCCTCGATACCCAACTCGAACAGAATGGGATCAAAATGGTTTTCCCGATGCTGGTGATGTTGAGATTACTTGGTCAGATGCTGGCCCTGATAGAACATTTACTATATCACCAAAAGCACCAGCTACGTCATATGATTACTACATTAGGGGAATTAAGTATACGCAAGTTGCAGACTTAACAATTCAGATTGGAACTGGCATTGCTGGTAATTCTGGACTATGGGTTATATATATGAGTTCTGAAGCTACATTGTCTATAGCACAAAATCCAAGTGAGCATGAAATTGATGATGTGATAGAATTTACTGCTATCATAGCATATGTATATTGGAATAATACAACTAGCAGTGGTAGATTAATGTATGAACTTCATGGCATGAATATGTCTCCAGCTACACATCATTGGATTCATGATAATATTGGTGCAGTATATAAAGAAGGTATAGCATTAGATAGTTTTGATGATGTTGATGGTAATGGTGACCAAGATCGTGATGTTCAGTTTAGAATTAATGAGGGTGAAATCTATGATGAGGATATTGAGCTTGAACTACCCGTTGTAAATGTTGGTGACAACTTTGGATTATGGTATCTAGTTGGTGCAGCTCCTGGAGTTTGGACATGGGATGCAACTGTATTTCCGGGTAAACCTGCAGTTGCTGGTGATAATCGACTTACATATAATGACCCTATACTTGGTATACAAGTTGAAATTAATAATAAACAGTTTGGGCTTGTTCATGTATTTGCTACGAATATTACATCTGGTAGTAATGAAGATGCAGAGTTTATTCTCATTCAAGGTCAAGCTGATTATGCAAAGAAAAAAGATGCACGAGAGGGTGCAGAAAATGAGATTAATACTTTAATTTTTGGCTCATTACCATTACAAGAAGTTGTACCAATTGCAACTATTCTTTTACAGACTGATAATGGCTATGCAAATGGTATTAAGTCAAGAATAGTTACTACTGATGCTGGCGATGACTATGTTGACTGGCGAGGCAGTACACTAAAAGCAACAGGTGGGAGTGTTGCAGATCATGGGGCATTAGCAGGACTTAGTGATGATGACCATACTCAATACTCAAGAACAGATGGAACAAGAGTTATTGATTTAGCAAATTCATCATTAACTGTAGAACAAGTGGATATAAGCGGTTTTAATACATTCGTAGCTGAGCTTGTTTTTATGGATGCTGGGTTAAATAATACTGGTTCCATAAGATCATCAATGTACATTAGAGGTAAAGCTGGTGATGCTACGGCTACACTATTTCTATCACATCCATCTGTAATAGATGGTGCATTTAATATTCAGTATTTTTTAGCAACTAATATTGTTGCTTTTGGTGGCACAGTTGCTAAATTTACTTTTAATGCAGATATTGATGTAACTGGAGATATAATAGTATCAGGTGCTGTTGATGGAATTGCTGATCTTAATGGTAATGTAACTGCTAACAATGCAAAACTAACTAATGCAACTCATACTGGAGAAGTAACTGGATCAGGTGCATTAACTGCAGACAAAACAATCATTAGTAATCAAACTAATGTTAATGATGCCAGTGATGTTGCAGTTGGTGACTTTTTATTAATTGGTGATCTAAGTGATAGTAACAATCTTAAGAAAGCAACAATACAAAGTGTACTCAATCTTGCAGGAGTTGATGCTAGTCTTGATGTTGGTGCAATCATTTGGTGGCCTGGTAAAATTGGAACGATTCCAGTCAAGTACCTTATCTGTGATGGCACTAATACTTATCTACAAACAGGAGTAGGTTCTTACCCAGAATTGTTTGCAGTTGTAGCAGAGGACTTCGGAAGTTCTAGTCCTGGTACTACATTTGCAGTACCAAATTTAATAACAAAATTTGTCCAAGGTAAAGCAACATTACCCG